GCCTATACTCCATTTAAACACTCAGCTTGCAAATATGTCAGAGGACAACTGGAGCTTGCTTCCTCCGGCTTTCTACACTGGCAAATGGTTGTCATCCTCAACACTCCTCAAAGAAGAACATTTGTTAAAAGCCTTTTTGGAGATGAAGTCCATGCGGAGCCCACAAGAAGCTCTGCAGCATTGGAATATGTGTGGAAAGATGAAACTGCAGTCGCCGGTACTAGGTTTGAACTTGGAACAGCTCCCATTAGTCGTAGTTCAACAAAAGATTGGGATGCAATTAGATCCTCAGCTATGGCGGGAGAATTGGACAGTATCCCGTCTGACGTATACATACGCTGTTACAACTCACTCAAAAGAATTGCAGTTGATCATAGCAAACCAGTTGCTATTGAGCGCACAATCACTGTCTTTTATGGACCTACTGGTACAGGAAAATCTCGAAGAGCATGGAGAGAAGCTGGGCTCGACGCTTATCCGAAAGATCCAAATACCAAGTTCTGGGACGGATATAACGGACATAAGCACGTTGTCATTGATGAATTTCGTGGTGTTATTAACATCTCAAACGTGCTACGATGGTTCGACCGTTACCCTGTTCTTGTTGAAATCAAAGGAAGTTCATCAGTTTTTAGAGCAGAAAAAATATGGATTACCTCAAATTTGCACCCCGATCAATGGTACCCTGAATTGGATGATCAAACAAGAGCAGCGTTAAAGAGAAGACTTAATATTATTCACTGTCCTCTTTAAAATAAAATGAATTGGAATCCCGATCGTCCTTTCGCTGTTAATCGAAATCGGTTTGAATCTACTCGTCGGCGATATGAAGCAGGGCGTGCTCACCGTTTAGGTGAACGTCCTCGTGTTTCGTTTCGTACGATTTATAATACTGGAAGGTGGCTTTATCAAGGTGGTAAAGCAATCTATAAATTGTGGTCATCTCGTTCTCAATCTCCTCCTCAAAAAAAAAAGAAAATGGCAGATGGAACACCAACAAGAGGCCGCAAGAAAGTTAGAACCAGGATTCCAAAATCAATGGCCACTCCCCGTAAGTCGAAGTCGAGATCTAGATCGGTTAAAGCTATTACTATGGGTGAAAGATCTGCTTCTCGCGCTTCCAGCAAATCAAATTCTCTTGCTGCTAGCGGTACTGGTCCTGCTGGCCCCGCTCACACTGTTGTTATTAGAAGTTCTAAGAAGTCTAAAGGTAGATTAACACAGGGTAATGTTCAGGCTACAGCAAAGAGCAAGAGAAAGATGGAAGGTCTTGCCTTGAAAGGTGTAGTTGGAACTTACGAATATACTGCTTTGGCTTCTGATTCCGATTGTGTTTATGTTGGACATTCTACTGTTCCTCTTGAACCTGCGATGTATCAAGTTTGTTTTGCTTTATACAAGGCTTTATTTCAAAAAATTGGTATTCGTGCCACTGCATCTGATTTAAATTGTCCTCCTGAAATGGCTGGTTCTAAGTTTGAATTTCTGGAAGCACGTTATAACGATAATTCGACTGCTGTTTTTCATAGTCGTGTTATTCTTGTAACCGATACAATTGATGTACTTGTGTCTTTGTTGGTTACAGCTCTTAAAGTGTGGTTGGGTGACGGTGGACAATTTCGTTATTTGTTTTTGGCAAAGTTTATTGCTGATAAACGTGTTGTGGAAGTGGATTTAACAAAGGCCAAAATTACTATGATGTCTGAAAGTACATTTAAGATTCAGAATCAGAGTCTTAATGTCGTTGGCGAAACTGTTGAGGAGGTTGATAATGTACCTCTTATTGGTAAATCGTATAAGATACGTGGTCAGGCTATTCAGATTCATGGACAACCAAAAGGATTTGCTGTGTATAATATGACTGTTAGCAATATTAAAGGAATCGTAGCGTACGCTGCTAGTTCCGATCCAACAGGTAAATTTAAAGAACCGTTGTTGAAAGGATCTGTTGTTGGTTGTACTGCTTATAATGATGTTGCTATTCAACCTGGTGAAATTAGAAGCAGCATTGAAACATTTCAGAAGACTATGACTTTTGTTAATTTTTTTACCAAATTGCAATATCAGTTTGATATTTTATCAAGTGCTCGCACTTATAATCCTGGGACACAATTGGGTACTACTACTTTTTTTGCCTTGGAAAAACAGTTGAATAATGATGATACCAAAGCTCTTACTATTGAGTTTGAGCACAATCTTAGAATGGGAACAGTTGTTAGTTTGAAAAATTCTGGATTTACTAGTCAGTATTTTATTAAAGGCTAAATATCGTAACTTAATAAACTTCTTGATTTTCTTTGTACATGATCTCTTTTTAAACGTTTGTTCCATTTTGTTTCCATCTTTTTCATACAACATTTGTTACATGTATTCCAAAAGTAGTTTTCATCATTTTTTAGGTTTAAGTGCTTTCCAAAAAGTGTTTTGTCAAAGGTTTTAATACATTCTGCACAGTTGAAGTTTGTTCTAATTTGCAATAGTAGTTCGTTTGGTAACATTTGTTTTAATGTTATTGGTCAATTTATGTCTTGTATATATACTATTTAGTAAAAGGAGGCGACACCCTCTATAGAACATGAGGCTTGAACGCCCCTTGTCGTGTGAACTTGAGGCGGCGGGAGGCGTTTACGCCTCCTATGACGTTCAAGTGACTCTATTCGGTCTGCGCAATGTCGTGGCTACGATAGGCCCGACATGGCAGCAAAGGCGACAGTCGAAGACCAAATCTCATCGGAAGAGGGACTTTGATTATAGTCGGCGGCCTTCCAGGGCGCAATATTCGACCCTTCAGGTCGAAACATTTCACGTCGGACAAGCTAGATGCAGTAAAGAAGTGGGCCAAATATTTTTGGGTCACAGTATTACTTACTGCATCAGCGACCCATTGACCCAAGATGACGTCATTGACCCAATTTCGTCGTCGTTGTAAAAAATTTAAATTCAATGTCGGAAAAAGTACGTTATTGGATTTTAACTCTACCTCATTATGCCTATACTCCATTTAAACACTCAGCTTGCAAATATGTCAGAGGACAACTGGAGCTTGCTTCCTCCGGCTTTCTACACTGGCAAATGGTTGTCATCCTCAACACTCCTCAAAGAAGAACAT